GCTGTGTCGATGTTTACGGAATCGAGTAGAATGAAACAAGGACGTACAATTCTGAGCGGAAAAATAGTTCACCTTATCAAGGAGGTTTTGTTATGAGTGTGAAGCTTATTGTGTTCAATAATGGATTGCAGATTGTAGGAGATGTCGTCGGTAAGGATGTGGAGGCTGGAAAGGTTGTGGTTGAAAAGCCAGTGCAGGTCATCATGGCGCCATCAAAGGATAGGGGGGGGAATGATTCGGCAACACTAGGGTTTGCCCCCTTTCTTCAGTACAGCGTCCAGTGGAAAACGGGAATTCCGTTTACTGTTGCAGATATACTTACTGTTGTCGATCCCCTGAACGAATTGGTCAGTTCCTATAATAGTACATTTGGTTCAGGAATCATTCTTCCACCTGGGATTCAGTCATCATAGAAGTTGACATACCTTCCGAAGTGTGATATCCTATTCTCTCATATGGATTCACAATGGGGGGGATTGAAGTATGAAGTTCTATACGAATGTCGCATGTCAGGACGATCACATCTACTATCGTGGAGTAGAGGATGGACGGCGAATTCACCGTAAGAAGGTGTATTCGCCGACCCTTTTTATTCCTGCGAGTCCTGCTTCAACACCCACTGGCTGGAAAGATTTACAGGGCAATCCTGTGGATGAGATTTCCTTTCCTAGCATTGCGAAATGCCGAGAGTATCTGAAGAAATACGAGGACGTGTTCTCGATATTCGGGAATACAAATTATGAGTTTCGGTTCATTGCTGATGAGCACCCCGAAGAACTCTTGGAGTATGATGCTTCACAAATTGTGACTGCGTTTATCGACATCGAAGTTGATACTGAATTCGGTATGCCGATTGTGGACACTGCAAAGAATCCTGTCACTGCTATTACTCTCAAATTCTCCAATGATCCAAAGTATTATGCTTTTGGATGCAAGTCCTTTACTCCCCATCGTCCTGATGTCATGTACATACATTGTACAAGCGAAGTCGAACTCCTCACATGTTTCATGGAACTGTGGTCAGAGAAGTCTCCTGATATCGTGACGGGTTGGAACGTCAAGACATTCGATATTCCCTATCTTGTGAATCGTATGATAGGGATGAGTGAGTTTGGGGAGTCTCGCACCCGTTGGCTCAGTCCGTGGGGAAAGATCAGTCTCCGAGAGGAAAAGAATCCCTATGGTAAACCCGTTGTCACGTATGAACTTCTCGGTATTTCCACCCTCGATTATCTGCAACTCTACCGTAAGTACGGAGAGAAAACAAAGCAGGAGTCCTACAAGCTGGATCATATAGCACATGTGGAACTCAAAGAACGCAAATTGGATTATAGTGAATACGAAACGTTGCACCACCTCTATCGAGACAACTTCCAAAAGTTCATTGAATACAATATCAAAGACGTGGAACTTGTTGAACGACTAGAAGCGAAGGGTGGATTGATCGGTCTAGCGATTATTCTTGCGTACAACAACAAAACAAATTATGACGCTGCGTTCTTTCAAGTGCGTATGTGGGAAGCGATATGTTATAACTTCCTGCGACGTGAACATGTTGTGATTCCTCCAAAGAAACGGGAAGAGAAGAAGCAAGCGTATGAGGGAGCATATGTAAAGGCTCCGCTTGTTGGATTCTGGCGTTGGGTGATGGGACTCGACTTAACAAGTCTCTACCCTCACTTGATTATGCAGTATAACTTGTCACCAGAGACTTTGATCGAACCGGACCAATACACTGACGCGATGAAGGACGTGATGAGTCAGGGAATCACAGTCAAGAAGATGCTCGCACATGAGATGGACTTGAGCGGATTGAAGGACTGCACAGTAACACCAAATGGACAGTTCTTTACAACGACGCGACAGGGATTCCTACCGAAGATTATGCAATTGATGTTTGAGTCTCGCGTCATTTACAAGAATAAGCAGCTTGCCGCGGAGAAGGAAAAGGAAACATGCACCGATCCTGAGCGGAAGAAAGTACTGGATGGGTTGATTTCTCGTTACGGGAATCTTCAGCTTGCGAAGAAAACTGGACTGAATTCCGCATATGGAGCCATGGGTTCAGAATACTTCCGATTCTTTGATATCCGTATTGCCGAAGGAGTGACACTTGCAGGACAACTCAGCATTCGATGGATTGGAAATTGGTTAAACACGTACCTCAATGATATCTTGGGGAATAAGACGAAAGATCAGGATTATGTGATTGCGAGTGATACGGATTCTGTGTATTTGAATCTGGAACCGCTTGTCAAGACAGTATTCAAAGATACAAGCGACGTGCAGAGGGTCATTAACTTCATGGATCAAGTCTACAGAACAAAACTCAAGGGAGTCTTGGAGGTTGGGTATCAGAAGTTAGCTGAGTATACACATGCGTATGCACAAAAGATGAGTATGAAGCGGGAAGCCCTTGCGGATAAGGGTATTTGGACAGCGAAGAAACGTTATATTCTTAACGTATGGGATTCAGAAGGTGTGCGCTATCGAGAAGCGAAGATGTTGATTCATGGACTGGAGGCGATCAAGTCCTCAACACCTAGTGCATGTCGTGACAAGATTAAAGATGCGCTTAAGATCATGTTGAATGGTACGGAAGCAGAGTTGATTGCGTTTGTGGATAAGTTCAGAATTGAGTTTCGTGGACTTCCATTAACTGACGTTGCATTCCCTCGCGGTTGTAATGGATTAGAGAAGTATGCTGCTAAGAGCGTTGTGTTAGAAGATGATGACCCCCTACACATGTTCTGTGGAGAGGGTGATGTTCTACCAACAGCGATATATATTACTAAGACCCCTATTCATGTCAAGGGTGCGCTAGTGTATAACTATTGGCTCAGGCGTCTCAAGCTGGATACGCAGTACGATTTCATTCAACCTGGGGAGAAGGTTAAGTTCCTTCATTTGAAACCACGCAATCCTTTTGAGGATGAAGTCATAGCCTTCGTTAGGCGCATTCCTGCGGAGTTCGAATTGGAAAAGTATGTGGATTACGACGTACAGTTCCAGAAATCATTCCTCGAACCCCTCGAAATCGTTTTGAAGTGTATAGGATGGCGCTCTGAAGAATCCTCAACATTAGAAGGATTATTTTAATGACGAGAAAAGAGATACTATACGTACAGATGATGGAAAAAGCAGGTGAGATCACTCAAGAAGTGTCAAAGTGTTTGAGTTTTGGAACATCACAAACTTTCCCTGCTAAAGAGGGAAGCAACGAGAGCCGTTTGATGCAAGAGATTATTGATCTACTCGCTATCATAGAATTGTGTCAATTTGAAGGATTCGTGCCCGCTTGGCCAGTTGATGTAAGAGAACGCATGGACGCAAAGAAAGCAAAAGTTGCAATGACAATAGAACAAAGTACATGGAAATGACATGGATAGGGAAAGTATCATGAAAAAGAATTTTCGTGTCGTCTCATTACCAGGCATCCAAAACGGACATCATGAATGTCATTGTAATCGCTGTAATAAGACTTTTCTTTATTCTGATATGATTTTTGGTCGTTTCAATGACAGCATAGATCGTTTGAGGTGCGATTGGTACTGTCCTACAGAAGATTGTCATGGACGTATGAATGCTGGAGTGTATTTTTTGACAGTTTCCCATTGATTACCGACTCAAACTGTGCTATATTGAGAGGATATTATGAAACTAACATATGAAGAAATTGCTGAAATGGCGTATGAGAACAACCGAGCGTATTGCCATGCTTTGGGAGATTACTCTCAAGCACCGTGGCGCATGGTGGCAAAAGAGATCAAGGCTTCCGCGATTGATGGTGTGGAGTTTCACATCAGCAATCCTGATGCCAGCCCCGAACAGTCACATAACAACTGGCTGAAGTTCAAGCAACTGGAAGGGTGGAAGCATGGGATTGTCGAAGACCCCATCAAGAAGGAACACTCTTGTTTTTGTGCTTACGGAGAGTTGCCACTTGAGAAACGGGTTAAGAATTTTCTGTTTTGCGCTATTGTTGAAACGCTCAAAACATTCTGAGGAGATAACACATGTCATTGATGGATCGATTGAAGAAAACGAGTAGGATTGAGATTGCGAATGTCTTGGGTGATTCTGAGATATTTGGAGAACGACAAAATATTCCAACCGAAGTTCCTATTATCAACGTCGCTCTTTCGGGAAGTCTCAGGGGAGGCTTAACTTCAGGTGTGACGATGATTGCCGGTCCTTCGAAGCATTTTAAGACAGGAATGGCGATGCTGTTGATTCGTGCATTCTTGAATGCTCATCCGAAAGATGGAGCGATCTTGTTTTATGACTCAGAGTTTGGATCACCACCCGCTTATTTCAATTCATTCGGGATCGATATGACAAAAGTGTTTCATACTCCGATCACGAATATCGAAGAACTCAAACATGACATCATGGTACAATTAAAGGAAGCGAAGCGCCATGATCCTCTCATGATTATCATTGACTCTATCGGACAACTTGCATCAATCAAGGAAGTTGAAGATGCGATTGAGGGCAAACAAGTACTGGACATGACGAGGGCGAAAGCATTTAAGTCTCTATTTCGTATGATAACCCCTCACTTGAGAATCAAGGACATTCCATTAGTCGTCGTTAATCACTCCTACAAGACATTGGAGATGTATAGCAAAGATATACCTGGAGGAGGCACAGGAGGGTATTTTGCTGCGGATACAATTTGGATTGTTGGACGCAAGCAAGAGAAGGTAAAGGATGAATTGTCGGGCTATGAATTTATTCTGAATAGTGAGAAGTCTCGATATGTGAAGGAAAAGTCAAAGTTTCCTGTTTCTGTGAGTTTTGATTTTGGAATTGATCCTTACTCAGGATTGTTGGAGAATGCACTGGAAGCGGGATTTGTGACTAAACCGAATGATGGATGGTATCTGAAGAAGGGCGACAAGACGAGGTTACGAGCGGCAGACACAAACAACGCGGAATTCTGGAAGGATATTCTAGCAGATGAGGAATTCAATGAGTTTATTAAAAAGAAGTATGAAGTGGCTCATGGGTCTATTCTGGCCAGTACAGAACCAGACGACGATGAAGCCGCTGATGAAGGAAAATGAGGACTATTGCTTCACGGAGATTCCTCTAGAGGATGATCTAGTGAATGCAGTCAAGTTGCTCAGGGGACCATTTGAAGATGTTGTCTACTATTATGGACATGTCAAGATTGTGCCCGAGGGAGACGTGCATAAATTGGCGTATCAGTTTACGATATGGGATTCGGCAAGCTTTACGAGAGATCAGTTGACGAAATCGCAAGAGTTTATGACACATATCGGTGACGTGCTGGTAGCGATTATTGCAGATGAAAATAAATCAGGAGAATATGATGGTCCGACTAGAATCGACGATACTCAAGAACCTGATTTACAATGAAAACTACATGAGGAAGGTTCTTCCCTTCCTTCGTGCAGATTATTTCAAAGAACCCACGGAACAGCTTCTTTTCAAAGAAGTAAGTGCGTTTGTGGACAAGTATAAGAATCCTCCGACGCACGAAGCTCTCATCATTAACTTGACAGAATCGCATAGCTTGAAAGAGGAACAAATCCGTGATGGGATCGAACTCCTCAAGCAAGTCCATAGTGGTCGTTCTGAACCCACTGACATACCGTGGCTGAACGATCAGACGGAGAAGTTTTGTAAGGATGCTGCGTTGTATAATGCAGTGTTAGAAGCTGTTGCTGCACTTGATGAGACGAAAGCAGGGACAGGCAAGACATCCAAGGAAGGAATTCCCGATCTTCTTATCAAAGCCTTAGGTGTATCATTTGACCCTAGTGTAGGGCACAACTATCTGCTCGATTCGGATAGACGATTTGAGTACTATCATAAAAAGGATAACAAGATACCATTTGATCTTCAGTTCTTCAACACGATCACGAATGGGGGATTCTCTGACAAGACGCTGAATATCTGGCTTGCGGGAACGGGTGTGGGGAAAACTCTTTTGATGTGCCATTGTGCAGCCTCGCAACTTTTGCTTGGGTATAATGTCCTGTACATCACAATGGAAATGGCAGAGGAGCAAATTGCGAAACGTATTGATGCGAACTTGCTGAACGTCGACCTTAACTTACTTCAACAGATCACAAAGCCGGAGTATGATGCGAAGTTTGCCGCGCTACGTTCTAGGGCGCACGGAAAGCTGATTATCAAGGAATATCCGACAGCATCAGCATCAACACTGCATTTCCGTTCATTGCTCAACGAACTTGCATTGAAGAAGTCCTTCAAACCCCATATCATTTTCATCGACTATCTGAACATTTGTGCATCCTCACGAATTCGTATGGGTGGAAACGTCAACTCTTACACCTATGTCAAAGCGATTGCAGAGGAGTTACGTGGATTGGGGCAGAGTGAAGTGGTTCCGATTGTATCCGCGACACAAACAACCCGCGCAGGATTTGGGAATTCTGATTTGGAACTTACGGATACATCTGAATCGTGGGGATTGCCGCAGACAGCGGATTTTATGGCTGCGATTATCAGCAATGAGGAGTTAGAGCGTATGAATCAGTACATGATTAAGCAACTTAAGAATAGGTATCTGGACAAAGGGGTGAACAAGAAGGGAATGATTGGTGTGGATTACTCCAAGATGCGATTGCATGATATCGCACAGTGCGCCCAAGCAAACATCTCTGAGTCAGGGCAAGAGAAGCAAGCAGAGCGGCGTCCATTTGAACGGGTTGTACGAAGTTTCAAGGGGGTGAAAGTATGAAAAAAAGTTCCATAGACTCATCCATCATACCCTTTTCCACGGTCTATGAAGATGCGATACCTTCAATGCTATGTGAAAAATTGATTCGGAAGTTTGAAGAGAATGAGGGAAATCACCAAATAGTCACATTGGGAACCGCGGGGCTCTCACGTCGATTTACCGAGATCAACATTTCCCTCCATTGGCATGATGAACATGAATTGTTGGTGAACCTGATACATCCATTGTGGAAAGCATATATGGCTAATCACCATATCGAATATCTGGTGCAGTTTCCGAAACAGTTTGGATATGAACAGTTCCGCATGAAGAAGTATGAGCCAAATGATAAGGATGAATTTGGTACACATACAGACGTTGGAAGTTATGGGACTGCAAGACGATTTCTTGCATTTCTTTGGTATTTGAATACGGTAGAAGTGGGAGGGGAAACGACCTTTGGATTGGATGTAAGCAAACCTTCATTTGTGATTCCCGCAGTTCAAGGACGAGTGCTCATGTTCCCCCCTCTGTGGACACATGTGCATCGGGGTTGTAAGCCGATTAGCGGTTCCAAGTATATTGTGTCAGGATACTTACACTATATCTAGAGTGCATAAATAGTTATTGACACCTCCTTCTAATTCCACTATACTAGAAAGCTACTTTAATCATGAGGATATTATGGAATCGTGTGATTGTGTCGTAGGAGCCGTAACAGGGTACAAGTGGGATCAAATCAAGTATTGGGCGAACAGCCTTGATCGTTGTGGGTTCACGGGCAAGAAGGTTGTCATTGCGTACAATCTTGACGCAGCAACAGTGAAAGAACTCACGGACCGCAATTATATTGTCATTGGATTTCAAAAAGATTCTCAGGGTAAGTGCACGTACCCGAATGAGAATTTCAACATTGTAGTTGACCGTTTCCTTCATTTATTCCTCTTCCTTCCACAACTTCAGAAAACTACGATCAATCAGGAAATCAGATACGTCATTGCGACCGATGTTCGTGATGTGGTCTTTCAGACCAACCCCTCAGAGTATCTTGAAAAGCGACAGGGACAGAATGAATTGATCGTATCCTCTGAGTCGATTAAGTATGAACATGAAGTGTGGGGTAAGAATAATCTCAAGCAGTCATTTGGAGAGATCATGTATGAAGCGCACAAGGGAAATGAGATTATCAATTGCGGTGTTCTTGCAGGACGATTGGATATGTTTGTGGGACTCTGTAAGACAATTTGGCTTCTGTCTGTGAATGCGACACAGCATGTTCCTGGTGGTGGAGGACCCGACCAAGCGGCTCTCAATCTTATTCTCTCAACCCCCGCATATCGAAACACAACAGAAATCACGGATATTGATACACCTTGGGCTTCACAATTAGGCACGACGATGGACCCACGAAAATTGCATCGCTATCTTCAATTCCTTCCGCTTGTCCGTCCATCCTTCAATGAAAAGAAAGTGCAAGTAGAAACCCCGGCAGGAATTCCGTATGCGATTGTCCACCAATATGATAGGGTCCCTGAAATTAAAGAGGCATTTGAAAGGAAGTATTCATGACCACATCGTATGCTCCTGAGCCAGAATCGACGAAAGTTCCTGTGCAACAGGTGTTCAGGGCGTATAGAATTTTGTTTGTTGTGCATCGCTACGCTCCATTCCAGGGGGGCTCCGAAAACTATGTGCGGGACATGGCAGAGGAAATGAAGGCGCGCGGTCACCGAGTCGCTGTGTTTGCAGGAGAACATAAAGGTGATTATAATGGTATCCATGTCTCATCCAATCCAGAGATTTTGAGGGAGCTATGGGATTTGATTGTCGTGCATGGCGGAGATGTTGCTGTCCAGAATTACGTCTTGAATAATGCAGAAAAATGGGGAGGACCTGTTCTCTACTTATTGATTCTTCCCTCACACTCTCAGACGTGTGTAAGCGCATTGCATCGTGTGATGTATATTGGATGCTCGACACTTGCAGATTGGCGCTATGTGCAATCTTACAATTCGAATGATCGTGCTGTCCGAGTCCGTCATGGGATTAACAATCACACGTCAGTTGGACGACCTGGATTCCGTGAGAAGTACAATATCACAACCCCCTATATGTTCCTCTCATCCGGTGGATTCTGGCCAAATAAAGCGTTCGATGAACTGGTTGGAGTATTTCAGAAAGCGAAACGTGATGATACGACATTGGTCCTTACGGGATATGATAATCGTTTCGAGATCATGCCCGCGAGCAACGAACATATCAGATCGTTTCTCTTTACGGAACGACAAGATATGTTGGATGCGTTACTGGAAACAGACCTCTATATACTCAACAGTTACTCAGAAGGATTTGGATTAGTGCTTCTGGAAGCGATGTTGAACATGACTCCGTGGGTAGCAAGAGAGATTGCGGGAGCGGAACTGATGCGAGAATATGGAGCAACATACAAGACTCCCACAGAACTACAACACTATCTACAGTTGTTTCGAGGAGTGACTAGCACGCATTTATTAGAAGCACAGAGATACGTGTTATCGACGCACCTCGTCAAGCATACCGTGAGTGATATTTTGGGGATACTGCAACCATGCAAATGACATTCGGGATCATGACAATTTATGATGATATCCCACGATTAAATGCCGTGATTGAGTCGATCAATGCACTGAAGATTCCAAAATTTGAAATTCTAGTGGCGGGATCATACGCGAACGATCATTCGGGTGTTAATCCTCTAGTACAGCATGTGTTATCGGATGGGTGGTTACCGAAGAAGAAAAATCTTGTTGCGAAAGTTGCGCAATATGAGACTCTTGTGCTCTGTCATGACTACTATGTGTTCGATCCTCTATGGTATGAAGGCTATTATCGATTTGGAGATAAATGGGATATTTGCTCAAACCCCCAATACCTACTCAATGGCAAGAGACATTTCACCGACTGGGTGATCTGGGATCATCCGACACTTCCGCGATATCATTCCCTCCACTATGAGGATTGGAGTCAGACTAAGTATCAGTATGTCAGTGGTGGGTTTTTTCTTGTGAAGCGAGACTTCCTCAGAGACAATCCCATCAACGAAGCCATGCCCCCAGGTTCACCAGAAGATGTTGAATGGTCGCTTCGTGTACGTGACAAGGCAGAGATTGTGTGCAACCCGTTGTCCGTAGTGAGACATAATAAGGTACATAGAGATGCGAAATAAATTGGTCATTTTCGACTTGGACGGTGTACTTATTCACTCAAGAGAATTTCACTTCAAAGCTCTGAATCAAGCGTTGTCGGATGTGAGTCATAAGTTCATCATTTCCTGGGATGAGCATTTGTCCAAGTACGATGGATTACCGACAACGAAGAAACTGTTGCTTCTCACGAAAGAAAAGGGATTACCTGCGACGTTCTACGATCAGATATGGAAATCCAAACAACGCTACACTGTAGAACTTTATGAGAATATTCAGCGTGACGGTGATCTTTGTTCTATTTTTGAAATTCTCAAAATGGAACAAATTCAGATTGCCGTTGCGTCCAATAGTATTCGACAGACATTAGTGATGGCCCTCAGTCGTCTAGGAGTGATGGAACAAGTAGACTATTTTGTGTCCAATGAAGATGTACGACACCCTAAACCGTTTCCTGAGATGTACTGGAAGTGCATGATTGCCCTCAAGACGGACGTGAATAACACAGTCGTTGTGGAGGATTCGCATATAGGACGTGAGGGAGCGATAGCCTCGGGCGCACACTTGATTCCCGTTTGTGACCCCTCTGAAGTCAACCATGCCCTCGGTGAGACTATTGCTGACTACTTCAGGGGGATTGTTCATAAGACGATTCCCTGGCGTGACAAGAAGTTGAACGTTATTGTACCAATGGCGGGTCATGGGTCGCGTTTTGCTACAGCGGGATATACATTCCCGAAGCCCCTGATTGAAGTCAACGGACGACCAATGATCCAAGTTGTTAAGGAAAGTCTCAATATTGATGCGCACTATATATTCATCGTGCAGAAAGCGCACTATGAGAAGTATCAACTCAAGTACATGCTGAACATGGTCGCTCCTGGGTGCGATATCGTGCAAGCAGATGGAGTGACAGAGGGAGCCGCGTGTACGGTACTCCTTGCGAAGTCACTCATCGACAACGAGCAGCCCATGTTGATTGCGAACTCCGATCAATCGGTAGAATGGAACTCCAATGAATGCTTATATGCGTTCTCCGCAGCAGGGATCGATGGAGGCATTATCACGTTTAAGTCCGTCCATCCTCAATATTCGTTTGCGAAAGTGGATGAGCAAGGATTTGTCAGTGAAGTTGCGGAGAAGAAAGTCATTTCCGATGATGCGACAGTGGGACTCTATTACTGGACGCATGGATCAGACTTTGTGAAGTACGCAGAACAAATGATGACGAAGAACATTCGTGTCAATAATGAATTCTATGTGTGTCCTGTCTACAATGAAGCGATTGCTGATGGGAAGAAGATTCGTGTGAAGAACATTCAGAAAATGTGGTCCCTTGGAACACCAGAGGACTTGAATCATTATTTGAGGGAGCATCATACATGAGAATGCGTCGGTTGGAAGAATTTAAGAATGGATGGATCATCGGTGACTTTGAGCCTTCACTGATTCGCACGACTGAGTTTGAAATTTCTGTGATGATCCATGAGAAGGGTGCCTATATACCATTACATTATCATCACTTGGTTGAAGAGATGAATGTGTTTGTGAGTGGGTCCATGACGTGTAACGGACGACTCTTAGTGCCTGGGGATATTTTCATTTTTGGCGTAGACGAAATAAGTGACTGCGTTGTGCATGAAAAGAGCACTATCGTTGTGGTCAAAGTGCCTTCTGTGATAGGAGATAAGTATTTGGTATGAGTTATGTGATCTATAAGAAAAGCGGAAAGGAAATTTGCAATGTTTAATATTTTTCGTGATGAGAGTTCTATTGACCCTGAGAAGTATCTAGTTGTTTCCTATCAACTTGATAGCACTCACAGCGTCAAGAAGTCAGCATTTGATTTGGCTATCGGGCAGAGCATGGGCAACCCCAATATCCGCAATCACTGGGAAACGGATGAACTGTTTGAGAACCATGCGTGTCTGGTATTACATACCGACTTCGATTCAGAATACCGAGAAGAACGACCAACGATAAAAATTGCTTTCCCGATCATCAACACCGATTGGGAGGGGGATGGTATTGCCCATCTCATGTGCCAAATTCTTGGTGGGCAAGCCGACATTGCCCATATCACTCATTGTCGCATTGAGTCATTACAAATTCCTGAATCGGTGCGTAAACATTTCCAGCAACCTAAGTACGGTATCCGTGGTATCCGTGCGCTCACCGGGCAATACGATAAGCCCATCTTCGGAGGAATCATCAAGCCCAAGACTGGGTTACGCCCGAATCAATTGCTAGACATGGTGAAAGAGTTGGTGGATGGTGGCGTGGACTTCATCAAGGAAGATGAAATCCTTTCCAATCCCGCATTCTGTAGCTTGGAAGAACGAGTGCCGATCATCACAAGCTATTTACATAAGTGTGGTCGTAAAGTTGTCTATTGCTTCTCGATTAACGGAGACCCACATGTGATTGAGAAGCGAGCGTTGTTCCTTGCTGAAGAAGGTGCGAATGGGGTGCATATCAATTTCTGGAGTGGATTGGGTGCGTATCATTCCATTCGCCGACTGAACCTTCCATTGTTCCTGCACTATCAAAAGAGCGGGGATAAAGTTATCACCCATAGCAAAAATGCGTTTGGTATGTCATGGTATGCGATGTGTCAACTTGCTGCCCTTGCGGGAGTTGACTCTATCCATGCGGGGATGTTTGGTGGATACATGCAAGAAGATACCAAGGAATTGAAAAGTGTCATGGACTTGCTGCACTCCCATAATGTGCTTCCCGCGTTGTCGTGTGGAATGCACCCAGGACTTGTCAATCATGTCACAAAGAATGTTGGTAATGATTATATGGCAAATGTTGGAGGCGCACTGCACGGGCATCCAGGGGGAACGCTTGCGGGGTGTCACGCGATGCGTCAGGCCATCGATCATACATACGGGAAAGAGTATCACGAAGCAATCAAGGAATGGGGGCT